CAAAGAAGGTGACAAAGTGCGACTTATACACTTTGGAGACTCTTCTATGGGCCACAACTATTCTCCAGAGGCACGTAGATCATTTAAAGCAAGGCACGGTCGCAATATCGCCAAAGGAAAAATGTCAGCAGCTTACTGGGCTAATAAAGTCTATTGGGCCGGACCTTCGGGATCTAAAAAGTCGCCTCCAAAAAGTCAAAAATATAGAAAAGGATAGTTAATGCCACCACGTAATCATAGTAACTGGATTAAAACTCCAAAGGTAGAATACATTAGTAGCGAATGTTATAATAACCATGAAATTTATTTACGTGAACAAGAAGAAATATTTTCAAAAGTGTGGGTTCCTATGTGTCACATTTCAGAGATGTACCATCAAGGTGACTTCCGTACAACTCAAATTGCAGGACAACGTGTAGTTGCTTGGAACACAGGCAAAGGTGTTAAAGCATATCTAGGAGAAAACATCCACAGCGTAGCAGGCAATATGAGTAGCAACGAAGCTACTGGTAAAGAACTATACTGTGAGGTTTATCACGGTGGAATGGTGTGGGTAACATTAAATGAAAACCCAGACTGCAGTGTAGATGAATGGACAGCGGGTGCATTTGATTGTATTGCTGATGCTATTGATACTGAAGAAATGGAAGTGTTTCATTATCACAAAGCAGTGATTGATACTAACTACAAACTGTGGCATGATACTAATAGTGAATTCTATCACGACTTTATGCATTATTTTAATCGAGTGTCAGGATTCAACGATGAGTATTTCGCTAGAAAGAATATTCCTTTTGATAATGGTCATGTTAATGTCAGTAGCTTTACTGTTAACTATGAAGAGTATGAAGGATTTGAGGATAGAGGCGAGCTTAGTTTCCCTAACCTCCCACCAAATCAATGGTATATGGTTGATCTATTCCCTGGATTTAATTTTAATTTACGGGGCAGCGCTTATAGAAGCGACAGCGTCACACCTCTTGGGCCAAACAAAGTACTTATTGAGTTTCGTGGATACGGTCTTAGAAAAGATACACCTGAAGAAAGACAAACAAGAATAAAACATCATAATTCTATATGGGGACCGTTTGGTCGGAATCTACATGAAGATTTAATCGGTGTTGCAGGTCAAGGCACTACAATGCGTGAAGGTACAGAATCAAGAAACATTCTGCACGGCAGACACGAAAACTCTACAATTCATGATGAAGTTGGAATGAGACACTACTACGAAGCATGGGGGAATATGTTAGGTGTAAGTCCAATGAATCCTTTAGTATCTTTTGGAGAAAGCAGAGTAGCAGCATGAGACGAGGTTTAAGTACTACAACAGAAAATTATATCAAGGTTAGAGTAGCACAACTCAAAGAAGACAGACAAAAAGCTAGTGATGAACTTGATAAAATGTGGTATACAAGATTAATTCAAGAATTAAACTGGGTCGCTAATCATAAAGAAAATTGCTCAATACCTCAGACATTTTACACTAGTCCCGAAGAACAGCGTATTTATGATTTAAGGAAAACTAATTAAACAATGGATACAATCAAAAAATCATGTAAAACTTGCGGTCATTCATGCCATTGCTACTCACCAGATTGTGAATCTTGTTCCTGTGACGTGTGTGATTGTGGTAGAATTATTGATTCAATAGAAGATATTCCGTCCTCATTCACTAACTCAAACACATAGGTAGGCTATGCCCACAAACAAAACAATTAAATTCCATTTAATACATGATTTTCCTGATCAAATCGTACTTCCTCCAGTACCTTCTAAAAAAGTTGTACCCCCNTGGTTCAAAAGTATACCACCTAAAGTTGAAGATGATAGGTTAGGCACAATATCTTCTGTAAAGCGCTGTATGCCTTTTTTAGATGCTATGACTGCTGGCTACACTATGCTTTTTCACATGGATGTTATTATTCAATTAACTTCTGACGGTGTTATTCATCTTCCTTATATTGATGATCATCACGAAATGCTCACAAAAACATGGAAACCTATTGAATCTCATCCCACATCTCAAGTAAAAGGTTCTGCGTTTGAGAATATGACTATTCTTAAATATATGAATCCTTGGATTATTGAAACACCTAAAGACTATTCGGTACTTTATCTTCCTTGCATTAATCGACTAGAATCTCCTATCATTCCCCTTACAGGGCTAGTAGACTCTGACGCATACCATAACGTGGTTAACATTCCCTTTCTTCATACTGACTTAGAGCCTGGAGGAAAACCTGTTATTATTCCTGCTGGTACACCAATCTGTCAGGTTATTCCTGTAAAAAGAGATAACTGGACACAAAAAGTTACTGTGCTTGACAAACAGGAACTTAAAAAAACAGAACGTCAGAGAAAAGTAATGGACGAGGATCGTTTAGACTACTATATGCGTAAACTTCACGAGAAAAAAGGATATGACTGATCTTGTACATAAACACTTGCTTGTGAGGGCTGAGATTTTAAAACCCCCTACTAGTACTTCTTGGTGTTCTATGTGGCTTACTTCTTTAGTTTCTAAAATAGATATGAAGATTTTAAAAGGTCCGATTGTTGCTTATTCTGATATGGTTGGTAATAGAGGATTAACGGGCATAATTATTATTGAAACCAGCCATATAGCTTTTCATAGTTGGGACGAGGCTATTCCTGCAGTAATACAACTTGATATTTATAGCTGTAAAGATTTTGAACCAAAACACATATTTAAAGAATTAGAAGTTTTTAACCTAGAAAAGTTAGAGTATAAATTCTTAGATAGAAAAAACAATTTTAAAACAATAGAAAGGAACGTATATGAATATTGAAAAATTAAGAGAGGAAATTGCAGCTGATGAAGGTGAAGTGCACGAAATATATCTGGACCACCTCGGTCTTGCTACTTTTGGTATTGGTCATCTTGTTCGCGATGACGACCCCGAATCCGGATTACCAGTCGGAACGCCAGTCGATAACGATAGAGTCGTTGAAGCCTTCGAATCAGATATCGAAACAGTCTTGTCAGATTGCAACAAGCTATACCCAGACTTTAACGATTTGCCAGAAGAAGCTCAAAGGGTCATAGCTAATATGATGTTTAATATGGGACGTCCTCGTCTCTCTAAGTTCAAAGGTATGAAGTCAGGTGTTGATGCGCGTGATTGGGATCGTGCCGCTGATGAAATGGTCGATTCTCGATGGTATCGACAAGTAACTAACCGTGCCGACCGTCTTGTAGAGCGGATTAGGGCACTAGCTTAATAAAGGAACTAAAATGCGTTATTTTGAAAAATTATTTCATACTGTTGTTATCAGTATGTTTATTGGACTTATGTCCTCGTTTGCTTTTGCAGCTGACCCTGTAAAAGTAGGTTTTGTATATGTCGGACCAATCGGTGATCATGGTTGGACGTATCGTCATGACATTGGTCGTCAACAAGTAGAAGAAGCCTTTGGCGACAAAGTAAAAACATTTTATGCTGAAAGCGTACAATACGGCCCTGATTCAGAGCGTGTGATTCGTCAGATGGCAAAAGATGGTGCAGATATTATTTTTGCAACCAGTTTTGGTTACATGGAGCCAATGCTTAAAGTCGCAAAAGACTTTCCAAACGTAAAGTTTGAACATGCAACAGGTTACAAACGTGCAGACAACATGAGTACATATGGCTTGCGATTGTACCAAGCACGTCATGTGCAAGGTGTTATTGCAGGACTAATGACAAAGACAAACAAGATTTGTTATGTTGGTGCATATCCTATTCCAGAAGTTATCCGTGAAATTAACACCTATTACATGGGCGCAAAGAGTGTAAATCCTAAAGTTGATATTGACATCATTTGGGTAAACACTTGGTATGATCCTAGTAAAGAAGCAGATGCTGCCAACGTTATGATGGCAGAAGGTTGTGACATGATGGCACAACACACTGATAGTCCTGCTCCATTGCAGGCTGCACAACAAAAAGGCAAGTTGGGATTTGGTCAAGCAAGTGATCAGATCAAGTTTGCTCCTAAAGCACAACTTACAGCAAC